ATAGAGAGGGAGATCCGAAGAGGTTTCCCCGCCAACATTTAAGTTTAATTAAATATTTGGTCATATAAGTAACAGCAGGCACAGAGTTTTGTTAATAGATATTTTAATTTCTCTCCAACCACTAGCTATCAACAGTATTACTTCAATTTGATTCAGCAGCCCGTGAATATGATTACGGGTTATCAGCGTCAGCATCGTAAAGCGATCATGTACGAATCATCTGAAGGCGCAGATCCACAGACAACGGATCAATACACTAAGTTAATGATGCATGTTGCTAACAAAGAAGGTGTTCATGAGCAATTTTCTAAGGCATGCGAGCTTGCTGCTGTTTCTGGCATGGTTTTGTTGCAGCCTTACTTGGATTTTACTGGAGATGACCAAGCCCAGGGGGATTTAAAGCTTAAGGTTTGGGAATATAATTCTTTCCTAGTAGATCCCTATTTCAGAAATCCTGATATGTCTGATGCTCAATTTGTCTGGTGTCAGGAATATATAAGTAAAAAAGAAGCAGAAGACAGATTTCCAGATAAAAAAGATATCATTACACCCATGGCTGGAACACCTCAGAGATATGGAAGTTTTTACTTTCTCCCTGAGAATTATAACATGGCGCGTAATGACTTAATGGTGCTCTCTTATGTTTGGTATAAATGGAAAAAAAGCAAAAAACGTCTTTATAGTAAATCAAGGAATCAGTTCTTCGATTTTGCTGGTGGGGATTCCCAGATGGAAGCCCTTTTATACAATATTCCAGACATGGAAGAGGTTACAGTTGAAGTTCCTTGCTGGAAGCTTGCCGTTGTACTTAACGATCAGCTCATGTTTCAAGGAGACAATCCACTGGGCTTTGACGGTTGTCCGTTTATTCCTGTCTTTTGGAATTATGAGCCTCATATTAATTACCATGATCTTCGCGTTAGGTCTCTTGTACGTACAATGCGCGATCCTCAGTTTTTGTTTAACTATAAGATAATAACCAACAATGACATAGCAGCAGCTACAATCAATGCCGGATGGAAAAGAAAATCAGGAGCTGTCGCAAATGAAGATAACCTGAAGAAATCGGGCCAGGGTTATGACGTCATTATCAATGAAGGTTACGAACTATCAGATGTTGAAAAGATTATTCCAAGTGCAGTTCCTCAGTCTGATCTAGAACTTGCTCAGCAAATGGCTGATTTAATCCAGCAAACGTCTGGCATTAATATGGAAAACTGGTCTGGTCAACAAGATAAGCAGATTTCCTCTCTTACCATGATGCTAAAGTCAGCTGCCAATCTGATGGTATTCCAGAAATATTTTGATCAGTGGGATTATTCGCTCAAGCTTCTAGGCGAAAGACTTATGGAAATTGTTCTCAATAATTGGGAAGCGCCTAAAGTACAAATGCTTATAGGTGAAGAGCCGTCACCATATTTCTACTCTAAAGTTTTCTGCAAATACAACACGGTTGTAGAAGAGGCAGACCTAACACCTCTGCAGCAGAATCTTCAAGCTCAGCAGATGATGGATATCAATCAGACGTTTGGTCGTGAGGTATTCCCCCCATCTATGATCATTCCTAAGCTAAATATCACTGGCAAGGGAGAAATTATTGAGTTCTTGCAGCAACAAGAACAGCAGGCTGCAGCAGTTCAATCTGAAGCACAGAATCTGCAACATACACTTGAAGAAATGCAAATGAAAGAGATGATGGCAAGAATCCATAATCAACTTTCTCAAGCAAGAGAAAGAGACTCAAGGTCTGAAAGTAATGTTGGTCTATTCGAAGAGCGTATGAGTATGATTTCAAAGAACCATGCTTTGGCAACAAAAGAAAAAATGGCAGCTCTTACTCAGCTTTTAGAAACAATCCAAAAGTTCGGAGAAGTAGAGACTTTCCTAAAGTCAAATCAATTGGAATCAATTAAATATGATGAAGAAGAAGTTGAGAAAAATGCTCGCGCGGATGTGGAGCATGATGAAGCTACAAAGAAATTTGTGGAGCAAATTCTTGGATCAATGCAACGAGGACCTCTTCAAAATGAAAGCGGCGTAGCATAGAGAAAAGTGCCCTTGAGAATCAAATCAAAAATTGTATAATGTAGCTAATTCGATAATTTATACATATTCCTCGGGGGGAGTTATGGCAGGCAGAAAAATTAATGACCATTCAAGTTGGATCGGCAAAGGCTCTAATGGGTCTGTATTTGCAATGGGCGCAAAAGTAAAGAACGAATCTTCTGCTGAAGGTGCGGGTTCAGTCATGAAATACGAAGATACAACTGAAGCTATTAAGGCTACTCAAGTTGAAAGCGTAAAGCAGCTGAAATCTAAGCCAATGAAACAGCCAGGTTATAGATATTAAGCAAACTACCTATGTCTCCGGATGTAGGCAGCCCTTGCATGCAGACTTCAATGGTTCTCCTTAGCTTTTGAAGTCTGCTTAAACGGCAGGCCCAGCCGTTAACCATGAACGGTTAGATTCATGGGGGTATTTTTTCATTTGTTTTTCCGGAGCGTAGGGCCCTAACCCTACGCTCATTTTTAAGAGGTAGTATGAAAACAGGTTTCAATGATCCAATTGCCCGTAAACAAGGCAAAACTAAAAAATCACCTTGGGACTTTAGATGTCCTCCTTATGATGAAAGAACCAGTTGCTATGTAGATGCGGGATCTCATTATGGTATTGGTCATAAGCAGCCTGTTGGACATGAAGGAAATCCAAAGCAAACAGCTCCAACTCTTCCTTTTGGCAGAGTGAAAACTATGGATGTAGCTTATGCTCCACCTAAAATGCTTGATCAGGAATACATCGAATGAAGATCAACTGGTCTGTTCTCTTTAGGTGCAAGAAATGCAAAGAGAAGATTGGTTTCTTTGAAAAAGTCATATGGTGCTCATTTCTTCATGAATGCAAAAAAGACTAATCGTAAAATAGCGCATACTCCAAAATCTCCTAAAGGAATGGGAGATTATTATGGCACAGGCGTTAAAGCCCCTATCGGAAAAATGAGAGATGGTTTAGGTATGCAGGTAGTTTCTAAGTCAAAACTAAAGAAGCCGCCTCGTTCTTTGGCTTAACAGTAAGAATTTCCAACCAAATATTTTTCACCTGTTGTTCAGATAAATCATCAGGAAATGGTTTTTCAAGTTCTTCTCTTTTGTATTGAAATTGATAGATGCTCCATTGCGCCCAATTAGATTCGCAAACTTTGCCCTCCTTGTATTGATCCCACATTTCTCTAGGCGGAAGTAACCAGCAAATCTCAATGTTATCGGTGTGAGATTCAGCTCTAAAGAGATAGGAATTGGTTTGAGCTTTGGGTTTAGTAAGTCTTGGTTGCCACAGCAGGCGTTTAGATACGCCATCGTCAGCAGTTCTTGGATGAGCGAAAATGTATATGTAGGGAGATTTTTCTTGTAATTTCAAAGAATCGGGATTTTTTTTAAGACATTCATCGGCGCCAAGCCAGATGTTTTGAGACTGATCTTTTATGAAATGCTCAAGTCTATCGTGCGTTTCTAATCGACTAATTTTCATTAAGTAACCTCACTTGATTTGTATCATAATTTTTAGTTTAATTCATGTAAACCAACCAAAGGTATTTTAGTATGACAGTTGAAGTCCAAAGTAGTGTTGCACCAGAAGCGAAAGCTAACGATAAAGAATTTAACTTCAGACAAATAGAAAAAAGACTGCAAGAAGAAAAGGCAGAAAAGGAAAGAATCGTACAAGAAAAAGAACAATTAGCATCCGAGTTAGAGGAGCTTAAAAGAAGGTCGTCAAGATCAGACGATGATGAAGAACAGGATGATGAGCCTTACATTGATCGAAAAAGATTAAAGAAAGAGCAGGCTAAATTCGGTCAGCAAATCAAGCAAGAGACGCAATCTGAAATTCAAAGAGCTGTACAAACTGCACTTGGTGAAGAAAGAAAGCAGAATTGGCTAAAGAACAATCCTGATTTTTATGATGTTCTTCAGCACGCAGAAAAATTGGCTCAAAAGGATCCAGAACTTGCCGAAACTATCTTAGAGATGCCAAATAACTTCGAAAGGCAAAAGCTTGTTTATAAGAATGTTAAAGCTTTTGGGCTTCATATGCCTGAAAGAAAAGAACCATCAATTCAAGAGAAGGTGGATGCCAATAGAAGAAGTCCATATTACCAACCATCGGGTGTTGCTGCAGCTCCCTATGCAGGCGCAGGCGATTTTAGTCCTGTTGGACAGAAAAATGCCTTCGACAAAATGAAAGAACTACAAAATAGGCTAAGGATTTAATCATGCCAAATGATGTTTATGCTGTAGGTGGTTATTCCGCAGTTGCACCAGCTGCGCTTTCGGAACCTAATCCTCCACCTTCCATGTTCAAAGGGAAATTAGGGCAGATGTACTTTGATACATCTGTCACCCCTCCTGATTTGTCCATTTATAATGGATCCTCTTGGGTATCTACAGCATTTAATGAAGGATTCCCTGTTACTCCGTATGTCGTAGGACCATCGGGTCAAGCAGGGTATCAGACTATTCAATCCGCTCTGGATGCTGCTAATGCAGATGGCGGCGGAATGGTATGGGTCCAACCAGGAACCTACACTGAAAATCTTACGTTTTATTCGGATATACAAATCTCTGGACCATCAGAGCAAAGTGTTACAATTGTCGGTATCCACACGCCACCAACTTCCGGCACTTTGAATATTGACAGACTTACATTCCAATCAGCTACGCACATCTTCAGCTCTAATGCTGCTGGAACCACGGCAATTATCATGGAAGATTGCAGTGTAAATGTCACAAACGGATACACCTTTAACCTCCCTAATTGGCAATCCCCAGGTTCGATTGCTGCTTTTAATATAGGGCCTTTTGGAACCAATGATGGCTTTATAAATAATATCGGGGCTGCAACTGTGGCAATTTTTGCTGCAGGCGTTGGAAATGGTAGCGCTAATCCAATGATAATTAGTGGTCCTACTTTTTTCGGTCCTGGAATGACAATCAATTGTCCGGTTGATTGTGCTTCTGGAGCCAACATAGTTTCAACCAATAACCAGTATTTTGGCACCTTCACCTTCAATGGAAATTCGACTGCTGCATTCTATAATGACAGTTTTGTTACTGGGGCATCTCCAGCTATCACAATGAGTTCCTCTGGAACTGTTTCTCTTTCAAATGTGGTTATAAAATCTACAAATAACCCTGCAATTACTGGAGCTGGTGCCGGCACGCTTACTTATTCAGGCCTCTCATTCATAGGCAATACAAGCTTTGCCGGAACTCTAACATTATCAGGAACTACACTAACTCCAGATATCAACACATCACTGAGTTCAGGTACATTATCTGTGAAGTCCACAACAGCCAATCCTGGAGATAATGCAGGATTTATCAGGACCATTGTAAATGGAACAACTGCCTATATTCCATACTTCACAAACATCGCGCCTTAAAGAACAAATGCCACTTTTTACATATTAAATATTTTGATATGTTGAAGCTTCTCGCTAGTCCTGCGTAAAGGACGGTCGCGTAAGGGCTTCGCAACCCAAACCAGATATGATCGAGAACAGATGTAAGTAGGCTCGTCAACCGATCATCATATCGTAATGTATAAAGCAAGTGAATGGATTCGAGCTATCCGGAATTTCCGGTTAGCTGGATTTAAGCTGCTTTGTGCTTAAACATTTCAACCTAAGGGGTTGTCGTGTCTGGTATTACGAATACTGGGAATTTGGGCCCGATGATTTTGCAGTCGCTTGCGCCTGCGATGCTCTATGTGCCTACTCCCACAATGAACTACATTACGGTCTGTGATAAAGTCTCTATGCCTGCAAATGGCGGGACTACATGCCGTTTTATGCGCCCAAGAGCGCTTACACCGCCCACCATACAGTTGGGTAACTCTGGTATTGATCCTCCAGCTCAAGTGCCACAACGTGACATCATTGATGCACAAATGGCTTTCTTTGGTACTGGTTGCATTATCAACGAACAAGTAATTCTACAAGACCAAGAAGGAGTCCTTGCTTGGGTTTCTGAACGTCTTGCAGTTGCAATGAGACAAGCTGAGGATCTAATCCTTAGAGACTACATTGTATCTGCTGCTAGCCAAATTAATGCAGGTGGAGGCTCAAATGGAGACAATCCAACGAATTTGGGTATCACCGACTTTTCTCTCGTGGCTGCAACTCTTGACACAAATAACGCTTATAAATTTATGAGCGGAATCGAGGGTATGGACCGTTTCGGGACAGGTCCTGTAAGAAGTAGCTATTTTATGCTTTCTTCTACAGAACTTCAGGCTGACTTTGATGGATTACAAGGCTCTGGATTCCTTTCTCAATGGAATTATCCTACTAATGCATCAGCTCTTCCTTCTGAATATGGTAACGTGTTCAACATCAGAATTCTGACTAGCTCAGAAGCTCCTGTTGCTCGCGGAGCATCCGATTTAGGAAGCGACGTTTATTACAATACCGTTCTCGGTAAGCAAGCGATTACACATATTAATCAGGACGGCTATAGCATGAACCTGATTTACCGTGATCCTTACTATTCTGGAATGCTCGCACAAAACGCGACTTTAGCGGTTAAATTCGCTCAAGCTCAAGCGATCACTCAAGATACAGCCATTCGTAACCTTTTAAGTACTCGTTCTTCGAGTTTGGGGGTATAACATGACTGAATATTCAAGAATGGCAAAAGGTAGATTCGTATCAACAGGCGCAGCGCAGATTGTTAATCTGCCGTTTGTTCCTGATTATGTGGAATTTATTAACTATACTGCTTCAGCTTCTGGAGCAGACAATGGCGTTCCCAATGCACATTGGGATGCTTTAATGGGTCAGGGTGTAGCTGTAATTGATCGCTTCCAAGCGGCAAACCAGTTAACCACAGATACGGTTGATACTTTAGGTATCAGCACATTCACAGCTGGCCAAATGCTTCAATATGGAGCAACTCAGGTAGTTGGTGGTATTACAAAAGCAAATCCAGCGATTGTAACGGTGACTGGTCACGGTTACGCTAGTGGTGATGTAGTGATTTTCCAAAATCTCTATGAATCTGCTACAACTGGTATGCCTCAGATTGACGGTATTCCTTTTACCGTCACAGTAATCGATGCGAATAGCTTCTCTATTCCATGGAATACTAACCAAACTGCTTATACAGCAATCACAGGCGGCGCTACTGGCGGTCCTACTGTGAAAAAAGTATTGTATCCATATCTGTATGCTCCTGGTGTTAATATTATTAGCGCTATTACTACAGGTTCTACTACAACAATCGATACAACTTCTGCTCACAACTTTGTTGTTGGTCAAGAAGTTGCAATCAGAATGCCACAAGTTCAGGGAGTTTCTCCGACTGCTTGGGGTGATTCAAGATACAATTCGTTACCAAATAGCCTTACTCCAGGTTCGCCTCAGTATGGTTATGTGATTGCAGTAACGGACTATAACACTGTTGTAGTGAATATCAATTCTACTGGCTACACAGCTTACAATAGCAACATCCCTGTGGCGAACGTCTCCGGACTTTCTTATCCACAGATTGTAGCTGTAGGTGATGTGAATACAGGTGGAGTTCAGATATCGAGCGGATCAGCTCTTTATCCACCTCCATTTACACGGCCAATTGGAAACACAACCGTTAATACAATTAACGGACCTGCGATCCAAGGTGCTTACTTCAATAACACATCTCAAGGTTTCATCATTGGCGCAGGTGCTGCTGAAGGTGATGCTTCTGCTATCCTCGTTGGGGCTGCAGAAGATGTGATCTATTGGAGGGCTTACCTTCACGATCTGTCTATTCCACAATAGATAACAAAGGGATGGAGGGGGCTTAAAATGTCCCCTCCATTAAATTTATGACAATGATCTCATATCCGATACCGGCTTATGCAAACGTTCCAATACAGGCAGATTTTTATCAGCCAAGTAGGTTTGTGATCTCAGCAATAACTCTTGGAGAAACAACCACGGTTACGACAACTGAGAACATGAATTATGCCCTAGGACAGTTAGTCAGGCTAATTATTCCTCCTCAGTTCGGTACACGAAGCCTAAATGAAAGACAAGGATATGTGATAGCAATTCCATCAACCACACAAGTGACTATAGGCATCGATTCTCAAGGCATGGATGCATTTATCAATGCCTCAGCCAGGACAAAAGCTCAAATCCTAGCAATAGGAGATATCAATTCCGGACCAATAAATATGGGCCGTACTAATAATACAACATACATTCAGGGAAGCTTTATTAATATTTCACCTAATTAGGAGATTATGACAGTTAAGAAACCAAAAGTTAAAGAATCCGAACTCGATAAAATGCAAAAGCAATTTGATGAGTTTGATACACAAGTCAAAGAAATGACTCAAGATAGAATGAATGCTGCCCCAAAACAAGAAGTTGAGGCTCAAACAAAGCTATCTCAGAAAGAAATCGAGAATTCTCAAAAACTTTGGCTAAAACCTAAGAAAACTTTAAGCGACCGTCAGAAATTTAATGAAAATTTTAGATCAGCATGGAATTACGCTAAAGAATATGTCCAATTCATTGCAGAACATAAAGAGATTATCGGCGAGACCATAGAAATGTGGACGCATCCTTTCGGTGGAGTTGGTGCTGAATTCTGGGAAATTCCTACAAATAAACCTATTTGGGCTCCTAGATACGTGGCTGAACAGATTAAAAAATGTAATTACCACAGACTCCGTATGGATGAGAATACAATTACAGGCAGTGAAGGGCACACTCAGTATTTTGGACGTATGGTAGTCGATACCGCTGTTCCAAGATTGACGGCTACGCCTGTGAATTCAGGTAAATCAATCTTTATGGGAGCTGGTGTTGCAGCTTGATGAATTTACTTTAGCGCTTTACAATATGCTCCTTATTAAGGAGATGTATGAAAAAGTGTTGTACATGCAAAGAAACAAAAGAGTTAACTGAGTTTTATAAAAAAATACGACAACCTGATGGATTAGATCGTCAGTGTAAAAAATGTGTAAAAAATTATTATTTAACAAATAGACAACGAAAATTAAATAATCAAAATGAATATAGAATAAAAAATTTAGAAAGTATATCTATAAGAGAAGCTTTACGCAGAAAAAATGATGATAATCGATTCGAAAGAAATAGGTTAAAACATAAAAATTGGCGAGATCGAAATAGAGAAAAATTAAATGAATATGGAAGAAAATGGTATCAGAATAACAAAGAGAAACGTAGAGCGAATGTTATGTTAAAAAGAGCTATAGATATAGGTAAAATTTCAAGACCTGATTTTTGTTCAGAATGTGGCAACAAGTGTAAACCAGATGGTCACCATAATGATTATACTAAGCCTCTTTCGGTGATCTGGTTATGTAAAGTTTGCCATATGAGAAAATCACCAAGGACAGTATTACTATGATGCTTTTGAGCGACATAATTACTTATGTTAGAAGAATAATTAAAAGTCCAAGTAATGCTGTTATTTCTGACAACTTAATCATAGATTATATAAATAGATTTTATATAGTTGATCTTGATGCGCGCATTCAGCTTTTTGATCTTAAAACAAAATATCAGTTTCAAACAACGCCTGCTATCGATAAGTACAACATGCCGCTTTATAGCGTGCAAACACAGCCTGGAAACCAAACTATAGGCATGTTTCCTGTTTATCAGGGTTTTACAGGTCCGGCTTATATAAATGGCATCCAGGTGCCTCTATTCACACAGAAGAATCAGTTCTTTAATATCTATCCGAATGTTGTTCAGAATTTGGGTGTGATAGCTACTGGTGATGGAACTTCAGGACCTTATACTATTCAAATCCCAATTTTGCCTGGATCAACACCTCCAAATCCTCCTTTAGATGGGGTTTTACGTGGTCATGTGGATATCACAGGAATTATTGCTACTGGGAATAATGTAGATCCTCCGCTTGCTACAGATGCAACAGCGGGAGCTTCGATTGCGTCTGTTCCGGTTACTAGTGTTGATTCGGCAGTTTACCTCACTGCACTTGGAGCTAATAATTCCAATGTAGTAGTTGCAGATAGCGGATGGTTTTTGAGTAATAATCAAAATTATGGGCTTCTCATGCAGCCTGGAAAGGCTCCGCTTGGAAACTTAAGGCTTACGGGTGACTATGATACCTTTGACAATACTATCAACTATATTACTGGTGAAGTTAACGTTAATTTCCCGGTGGTAATTCCAGCTGGAAATAACATCACAGCTCAAGTGTTTTTCTTTCAGACAGGGCTTCCACGAGGCGTTCTATTCTATAATAATACACTTACTTTAAGAAGCCCTCCAGATCAGCAGTATTTGGTAGAAATTGATGCATATCTGTCACCAGCAGCCTTCTTAAACACAGCGGCAGCCATTCCTTTTGGATACATGGCGGAATACATTGCTAGAGGCGCTGCTAGAAAAATTCTTTCTGATACTGGCGATATAGAGCAGTTCCAGTTCTATGAGCCGCTCTTTAGAGAACAAGAGCTGCTTGTTTGGAAGAGAAGCCAACGTCAATGGACAGCAACAAGAACAGAAACAATCTACAGCCAAGGGTTTGCCCAAAATGGTGGGGCAGCTAACGGATTTGGCGGAGGTACTTAGGCATGACTTTTACATATAATCCCAACATTCCAGCAACTAATAATAATCCTTCTGTAGATCAGCCTGACATGCTTCTGAATACACAAGCGATTGAAGATATTATTGCTGTTGATCATATCAGTTTTAATACAGCTAATGGTGGAACTCATAAGCAAGTTACATTTAATAATGTAGCCGCTCCTGGTGCTCAAACAGATCCTCAATCAGTGCTCTACACAAGCGCAGGTACTGCTTCAACAAAAGCCCAAATGTTTTTCAGAAATGAAAATGGCATTTTCCAAGCAAGCCCTATAAAGGCGTGGGGTTTTGCAGATTCTGGAGGAAATATTATTGGATCCCAGTCTTTAAATGTTGCTTCCATTACTCCTGCAGGAACAGGTAGATATAATGTAGTTTTGACAGCAAATGCTGTGAATTCCAATCAATTTGCAATTAAGGTTTCATCTTTAATTACTTCTTCAGCTAATGGAACACAATCGGGATACAATATTACTGGGGTTGGAGCTTTCCAATTAGTATTTCTTAGACTAGACGGAACGAACTTTTTAAATCCTACGAATTTTTCATTTGAAGTATTACAGATCTGAGGAGAAATGGGCGAAAAAATAGTCATTGGTCCCATGAATCATGGTCTAAGAAACGATGTTACTCCTTTCAACATCGACAATGACTCATTTCCTGTCCTTTTGAATGCCTATCAATGGCGTGGAAGAGTAAAGAGAAAACGGGGAACTTCACTTCTAAATAGGCTCAAAAGGTTTTTCAATTCAGCAGATGCCTCCTATGGATCAATAACATCCTTTAATTTGGTTGCAGGAGCAGGAAATATCCTGACAGCATTTGGTTTGCAGACGAATGGAAATATCGTTCCAGGAAGTGTTATCCTTACAGATGCTACAGCAGGAAATACCTATACAGATAATTCGCTAGGGATTTTGATAGGTGTTCCTGGAGGTACTGGGACGATCAATTATGCTACAGGCGATATTACGATCGCTGGTGGTGGTGCTGATTTAATCAATGCAGTCAGTTTCAATTACTTTCCAGACCTGCCTGTAATGGGTCTTGAGGACTTTATTTCTGAGTCTACACAGTTTCCTGGCACTCTTGGATTCGATACAAAATACTCTTACAATATTGTCACTTCTTTTCCATATAATGTTTATGACGTCAGTTTTTACAAAAATCCTCCTGTGAATGCATCTACGATGCCCGGGTATATCCAGAAGACTACCGTGACTCCTACTTCTTGGAATGGTCAGGACTATCAACAATTTTGGACAGTCAATTATCAGGGCGCACTCTGGGCTACAAATGGGATAAATGTTCCCTTCAATACTGCGAATATTGGAATGCAATTTAAGCCCATTATTACTGTAACAGTCACAGCGGGCGGTCCTCCGGCAATTGTTGATTTACAAATTACTGGTCATGGACTTGTAGTAGGGGATTTCGTATTTATCAATGAAGTGGTCACCACTACTGGAATCAACTTCCAAACGGGATATGTGATTGCAGTTATAGATGCAAATAATGTGACTGTGGAATTTCCGAATGCAACAATTGCGGGTAATGGCACCGGAGGCATTGCACAATACCTCACAAATCGCTCAGATGTGATGAAAGACTGTATACGATGGTATGATGGGGATCCCACTAACGGAAATGCAACCACGCCAGTTTTAAACGGTGATTTGGGATGGGTAAACTTCGCTCCACCATTATCTCAAGACAACTTCTCTATAGCAGACCTTCCGGCAGCTCAGTATTACCTTGCGGGCGCAAGAATGATTGTTCCTTTTAAGGATAGACTTCTTTTCTTAGGCCCTGTTGTGCAGACATCCACTGCGGGAAGTCAGATCTATCTCAAAGATACAATCATTTATAGCTTGAATGGTACGCCCTACTATACAGCATCATTTACGGGAGATGTGGATAGCTCTGCTACTATATTTCATCCTCTTCTAGTTCCCATAAACCAAACATCACTTCCTCCGGCATATTTTGAAGACAGTACAGGTTTTGGTGGCTCTATTGAGGCAGGTGTTAACCAAGAAATTCTTACGGTCAGCTCTAATGAAGATGTCTTGATCGTGGGCTTTACCAATTTACAAACAAGGCTTGTGTACACAGGCCTTGATATTGTTCCCTTTAACTTCTATATTATTAACTCAGAGCTTGGTTCAAGCAGTACCTTTTCTTCCATCAACATGGATAGGGGAGTTATCACAAGAGGGGATAGGGGATTTGTCATTACAGGCCAAACCGAAGCCAGACGTATTGATCTTCAGATTCCAGATGAAGTTTTTCAATTTAGATTGCAAGAGAATGGACCTGAAAGACTGTGCTCTCAAAGGGACTTCATCAATGAATGGATGTATTTTACTTATCCAGTAAATCAGGTCGATTATAGATTCCCAACCCAAACCCTTCAATACAACTATAGGGATGATTCATGGGGTGTGTTTCGAGAGTCGTATACTACCTATGGTGCATTTAGAAAGCAGACAGGGTTTACCTGGGCAACAGTAGGGACGGTATATCCTACGTGGTCTGCTTGGAATGCTCCTTGGAATGCAGGTTCCTCCACTCTTCTTCAACCGGAAGTTATCGCAGGTAACCAACAAGGTTTTGTGATGGTTAGAGATGACGGAACCGATGAGGGGAATTCTCTTTATATTCGGGATATTACAGGTGGTGTAGTCACATCTCCAGATCACTGTCTTAGCATAGGGGATTATATCATCATAAGCGGAGCTTTAGGTACTGTTGGCGCTGCAGTAAATGACAATATATTCTCAGTCAGAGTTTTAACCGATGATACTTTTACTCTGAATCCTCCAATTGCAGGAGGTTTGACCTATCTGGGTGGTGGACTGATTAAAAGAATGTACGTACCTTTTGTACAGACGAAACAGTTTCCGGTATCGTGGGGTATGGGAAGAAAGACGCGGCTTGGACCTCAGCAATACTTATTCACAACAACAGATGATTCTCAGATCACTCTCTTAATTTATCTCAGTCAGAACGCTGACGATCCATACAATAATGGTCCGATTATTCCAGATTCAAATTCTACGAATAATGGCTTAATTTATAGCACAGTTCTCTATACCTGTCCTGAAAGCACAAATTTGGGTCTTACTCCTGCAAATATTAATCTGAATATGGTCACGGCTTTGTTCCAAGAGCAGACCTGGCATCGTATGAATACATCTCTTCTTGGAGATACCGTACAACTTGGATTTACGATGAATGATGAGCAGATGAGAGATGTGACATTATCAAATCAATTTGCTGAGATAGAACTCCACGGCATAATTCTAGATGTGAATCCATCCCAGGTACTCGCATGAGCACCAATATTGTTAATCAGGTTGCTTATTTACGCACTTCAAGGGAGTTTCCGCCTGAAATCAGCGAGCTGACGGTTGAAGTAGATAAAGCCTATGTCGATACAGCCAATGCGGTCAATAACCGCACCATCTCCATTTTTCCAACTAACAAGCCTGCTATCAATGGTGAATCCTGGTTTCTTTTAGGAACCAAGAGAAGGCAGGCGTTTAGGCAAGTCTACACTTTCACATCTACAGCCAATATCCCTCATGGAGTAGAGGTTAATGATTTAACCCAATTTGTACGATGTTTTGGAACATACACTGATGGTACCAACTCTTATGGCTTGCTTTATGGAACGAATGTAGCAGTAGCTGGTCTAATTTCTTTTTATGTTACTGGAACAGACATTGTATTTATGACTGGTGCAGGAGCTCCAGCTTTAACGAGCGGAATTATTGTTCTCGAATGGCTTAGTTCTCCCTAATTGCCATTATAAGAAATTACTTTAGAGTGATATTGTAACAGAAAAAGAGGTCACTATGTCATCAATGTACGGGTCGCGTGGAGCTACAGGAAGCATGTCCGGCAATAAAATCCCTAAAGGTTATGAAGCTGGTAGGATGCAGCAGTTTACACCTGAACAAATGCAACTGTTTCAGAGTATGTTTTCTCATGTAGGTGGTGACAGCTTTCTTTCAAAATTAGCAGGTGGGGATGAATCCACTTTTGCTCAAATGGAAGCTCCGGCATTAAAACAGTTTTCTGGTCTTCAAGGAAACCTTGCATCTAGATTTAGCGGCATGGGTATGGGAGCAAGACGCAGTAGCGGTTTCCAAAACACTTCAAATCAAGCTTCATCCGACTTTGCTCAATCTCTTCAATCCCGTAGGCAAGATCTACAAAGACAAGCAATAGGGGATCTAATGGGATTCGGAAATAGCCTGCTAAGTCAAAAACCATATGAAAATTTCTTATCAGAGAAGAAGCCTAGTTTTCTAGAAAGTTTAATGGGTGGACTGGGTCAAGGCTTGGGTAATATGGGTGGTCAATCAGGTTCGCTTGGAATGTTAAAAATGCTGGGTCTACTTTAGGAGATAATTATGGTTCAAATTATTCCGAGAAATCAACCTACATTTGGGGAAAGGGTATCAGCAGGTCTAACTCAAGGTATTGATCGTGGATCTCAATATGCTGGCATGGCGATGGAGAATGCTATGCAGCAGAAATCAAAACTTGCTGATATGCAGAGAAAAAAAGAGTTTGCTGAGCAGATTATGAATGATCCTGCATTAGAAGGGCTTCCACTTGCTACAAGAAAGCTACTAGCTAACGAAGCAGCAGGTCTTACAAGTGCTCAAGCGACAAAAGCTACATTAAACTCTCTTAGGGAAGTCGCATCAGATGAACGTCTTGGAAGTATTCTTGGGGGTAATGGTTCTGAAGGATTATCTCAGAATCAATCTTCTGATTCTCCAACTATGGAAGAAAATGAAGGTTTGGATATGCCGTCAAGATCACCACAAAGAAATTATGAGGGTGAGATCCAAAAATGGCAGAAAATTTTAGCTGACCGTGACCCGAGAAATAGAGATTTTGCTAAAGCTAAAATTGAAGAAATTAGAAGACTGCAAGATCTTGAATTTAAAAAAGGACAAGCTGGAGATAAAAAGACCGCAGCTTTACGGGCTGAAACAATGCCGATAAGAAAAGAAATTGCTGAAAAAGCTAATGCAGCAACACAAGGAATTCAAAACAAAAAACAACTTCTTGAAGTTGTACGTAGCGGAAATATAGATGACCCAACCTATGCAATTATAGCTCAGGCGTTGCCTTTGAGATTGGGGGAAAGGATGCTGTCTCGTGAATCTGTACAATACAGAGGCGGCATTATAGATGAATTTAAGGATCTTCGAACAATTTTTCAAGGTCAAACCAGAATGAAAGAAATTGATTTGTTAGAAGATAAAGTTGCAGGCCTTTACTTGACCGATGAACAGAAAGAAGCACTGCTAAACTCAAGAATCAATGCGCTCCAAGCTGATGTTATTAAAGGTGAAGTAGCTGCAGAATTAGAAGAAGAAGGGGATTTTGGAGGCGCACTTCAATTTCAAAAAAAAGTAAATGAAAGATCTAAATCCAGAATGAAAGATTTATTTAATATGGTATTAGATGAACAAAAATCTATCATTCAAAATGCTGAAAATAAAAAGAAAATACCTCTAAATGCTAATGATCCTGATGATATAGAGATAATCGATCAGATTTTGGAAGAAGCTGGCGGCAATTGGAGAGAAGCCGAAAAATTAGCTAAAAAAAGAGGGTACAAATTTAATGCCTAGTGTATTCGAACAAAGAGCTATTGTACCTCAAGGCTCTGTTTTTGAAAAAAGAGCTAGAGAAAAATCACCTCAAGAATCCTTATTTTCCAATGTCGGAAGACAGGTTGGTCGTACAGGAGCGAGAGTTGCTGAAACAGTATTAGGGGCTCCACGGGCTTTTGGAGAATTCGGGGAAATGTTGATCCCTGAACAGCTTCTTAAAAAAGGAGCAGAGAAAATTGGTTTAGAAGAGCCTGTTGAAAAAGGATTAGAATTCGTCAAAGAACACGCTCCATATAAATTATTTCCTAAATCAGAAGATGTTAAACAATTTAACAAATTTCTTTTTGGAGAAAAAATCGAACCTAAAAATGCAATAGAAGCACGTTCGGATGAATTAATATCCGATTTTACAGCTCTTGCATTGCCTTTACCAGGATCACAACTTAAGTTATTGAAACCAGCTCTTTTGGCTGCCGGCGGAAATATTGCTAGTGAAGTTGTGGGGAAACTTGGAGGAGGAGAAAAAGAAAAAACCTATGCTAAGTTAGGCACGTTTCTTACAGGAGCATTGATTAATCCAAAAAGTGCAGAAAAATTGAGAAATACATTGTATGAAGAAGCAAGATCAAAAGTTCCCCAGGGAGCTACAGTATCTTCTACAAGTTTAGAAAATGCCATTAATAGTTTAGAATCAGACCTTCGAAAAGGTGGTATAGCTGATTCAGATAAGGTTGCTCTTCAGAAAATTGCAGATATAAAATCAGAAATGCAAGGAGCTCAAATCCCTATAGATTCACTTGACCGATTAAAGGTTAAAATTAATGAAGCTAGAGCAGGAATCTATAAACAGCTAGAAGGAAATAAACCTGGAATTAAATCGGCGAAAAGAAATTTAGAGATGGTCAGCCAAACAGTAGATAAAGCTTTGAAACTTTATGGCAAACAAAATCCAGAATGGGAAGCCTTATATCGACCTGCAAATGAAGTTCATGGGGCTATAGCAGAAAGCCATAAGGTTAGAAATAACATAGGACGAATTGCAAAAAAATACGGTCATCATGCTGTTTTACCTCTTTTCCTTGGACATATGGCAAGTGCAGCACACACATTAGAGGGCCTGGCTACTACTGGGGTATTAGGAACAGCTGCTTTAACGGGCGGAGAAATTGCCGCAAGAGTATGGAAAAGTAAAACGTTAAGAAAGCTATATATGAATACGGTTAATGCAGCACTAAAAGATGATGCAATAGTAATTGAACAGAACTTAAGTAAGTTGGAAAAAGAGTTATCTAAAGAAGAGAATTAATCGTTTTCTTCCCAAGCATCTTTTGCATGACCCCAAAAACCTATAACAAATAATAGAAGAAGAAATCCTGCTAAAGCCGATATCATTTTCTATTCCTTATTCCTTAATCTCATAAAGGATAATAAATACCCAATTCGTATTGCTTTTGAGTTCGCGAATATCTGTGACGCGAATATCTTTTCGTTCCATCAAAAAAAGATTCATGTCCCTTTCGATATCTACAGTTGTTTCGGCTCTAAATATTTTAATTCTCATTAACTATTACCATTCGAATGAACTTTAGGTTCAAAATAAGAAGGGCCGCTTAATTGACCATCGATTCTAGAAATTTTAGAATCTAAGATCTGTAATTTATCTTCAATTTTGATAGATCGAGTCTCGCATTTTTCAAATCCGGATTTCATCTCAACTTTCATTTCGGCCAGATCAAGGCAAAGCCTGTCAATTTTCTCAGAGGTTTTTCCAGTCATAAAAATAAGCCTGACAGCTCCTAAAAGGATACCTGCGCCCAAAAATAAGGAAAGGATTTCGAATAATGTCATGATTTTCTCTTTTTTCTCTCTAACTTCCCTAGATTATAGCATTTTGGGATTATTTTGTGTTCTTTTTTCGATGATTCTCTCAATCATTTGCTCCATATCGAAGAGAGCCATACGGTTAACCTCTGTCTTGGCTATCCGGTAAGGGGACTTCTTCCCTGATCCTACCTTAAAAGCCCCAATACGTCCTGATTTAACAGCTCTTCGCACTGTATTGGGATGAACACCTATTTTTCCAGCGAATTCTTTGATAGTAAAAAAGTCAGTTTCGATTTTTTCCATATAACAATCTTTAACAACTTCCGAAAACCGAAGTTAATGTTGGTTAATTTCAATTTTTAACTATAGATCCATGGGTTTTTTTAAGGCAAATTGTAATTTCAATAACAAGAGGTTAAAAATGAGCTTAGCTTACGGTCTTGGTGGTTTTGTTAAAGTTGCTCCAGGAGCACTACGGGGAAATGGACCACCATCAGCTAATTTTAAAGGTGAATTAGGACAACAATATTTCGATGAGTCTACTTCTCCACCAACACAATACGTTTATAATGGCGACAGTTGGCAGGCAGGTGGTAACGCTTATGCATCCACTACAGCACCGGGTATTGTAGAGCTAGCAACTGCAGGCGAAATGTCGGCAGGTACTTCTACTACATTAGTTCCTCCTGTTAAAGAAGTTTTCGATTATGTAAATAGCGTTGCTATCGCAGGAGCTCCTGTTTCTTCGACTGTGGTTGCAGGTATTGGTCAATTAGCGACCGATGCAGAAGCCGTCGCAGGCACAGCTTCTACTCCAGCTTTAGCTCTCTTTGTGACACCTTCAAATCTTGCTGCTGTATTTGCTGCGCCTCCAGCTACAGGTGGAACCACACCTGCTGCAGGAGCATTTACAACTCTTGCTGCAAGTGGTCTTGCATCTCTAAGCGGAAGCGCTACCATTCTTACAGCGGGTACAGCGTTAAACCTAGGGTCTGACAACTCAGGGGATGCAGTGAATCTTGCCGTCGGTACAGTAGCAAGAACGGTTGGAATAGCCAATTCAGCTGCGGCACATTTGATCACCGTTGGATCGACTACAGGTGCTGCTGCAACTACAATCCAATCTGGTACAGGTTCAATCACATTAGCTTCTACAGGTACAGGTGACATCCTCATCAATTCTGATGACACTCTACTTCTAGATGCTGATGGCGTTCTTGAACTTAATTCATCTGCTGGAGCCATCAATGTAGGTAATGATGCTGATTCGCAAGCAATTAATGTAGGTACTGGTGGGGTAAGGACAATCACTCTAGGTAATTCAACAGGTGCTACCGCTGTAGTCGTAAACGGTGGTACAGGTGGAGTAACAGTCGGAGCTAATGCGATTGCCCAAAACGTAGTCATCGGTAATCAAACAGGCATTAGTGCTGTCACTATCGATTCTGGAACAGGAGCGATCAATGTAGGTACAGCGATTGCCAAGACGATCACGATAGGCAATACTACTGGGGCAACAGCCCTTGTAGAGCATGTCGGAACAGGTAATTATGTTCTCGATGGTGTCGCGGGCTCTACATATACTGTGGGAGCGTCAACAACTACTGGTACAATGACTATTGGGGGAACTGCTCAAACCGGAAATATGACCATTGGTTCATCTTCGGGAACAAATGCCTTGAGAATTGCCAATGGTTCCGGAGCCACGACTCTATCTCTGGCGGTTGTGCAAACAGCCGGAGCCATCAATATGGGTACAGCGATGACCACAGGAACCTTCTCAATCGGGGGAACAGGTGCTCACACAGGCAATATGCTAATAGCGCCAGGAACAGGTGCCCAAACAATTGAGATAGCCAATTCAACGGGCGGCAAAACATTGTCTATCGCTTCTGGTGCGGGAGCCAATCTAGTTTCCATCGGTAGTGCAACAGGAGCCAGCTCACTTACTCTACGTACTGGTACAGGCAATTTCAGCTTAGATGGTGCTACAGCTACTACCTATGCTATTGGAGCGTCAACAACTACTGGTACAATGACTATTGGGGGGACTGCTCAAACGGGCACAATGACTCTGGGAAGTTCTTCTGGAACCAATATTGTGGCAATAGGGAGCGGGACAGGGGCTACCACGGTTAATATTGCCGGAGGCGCAGGATCTGCCAAGGTTGTTAATATATCAACGGGGGCAGTTGCCAACGTGACTACGATTGGTACAATCTCAGGAGCCTCTTCCTTAAGCATGCTTGTTGGTACAGGGAATTTCTCATTAGATGGTGCAGCCTCTTCTACCTATACAATAGGTGCTACTACTACTACTGGGACTATGTCGATTGGAGGTAGTGCGCAAACAGGTACTGCAACTATATTCGGTGGTACTGGAGCACAGACAATCAACCTGGCTAATAATAGTGGTATCAAAACTATCAATATAGCAGGTGATGGAGCAACTTCTGCAAATATCCTAAGAATGTGTACCGGGGCTGCCGTCCAAACAGTAACTATCGGTTCTACTACCTCAACCTCTACAACCACTCTTCAAGCTGGGTCTGGTGGAGTAAATGTAGCCGGCGATCTTAATCTAACTTCAGTAGCAACAAAAATAAGCATGAACGGTGGAGCTGCTACTGACTTTATCGGTACAGGCACCTTGACTGGAGGCGCTGTGGTAATATCTAATACAAATATAGCTGCAGCTGACAGGATTTTCTTATCCAGAACTGCTGCCAACTTGTCTACGACACTTGGTGAATTATCCTATACAATCAGCGCCGGAGCAAGCTTTACAGTGACCAGTTTGATTCTGGGCACACCAGGAAGCACTCAGACAGCAGACGTAAGCAGCTTTGCATATTTCATCGTAAGACAAACCTAATAAAGGGATTAAGAGTGATTAGAAATCAAACATGTATTGAAATAAAAAAAGGTGAAAAAACCTACTGCTTTTCATGTGATATGTCCGCTCCTTTAGGAGAAGTATACGATGTTCTACTCGAGATGAGAAATTATGTGGTTCAGCTTTTGAACGATATAGAAAAACAGTCTAAAAATAATCCAGAGCAGGAAAATGTCGATAAATCTTAGTCAGAGAGCAGGATTTGGTGAAGAGCTCATAGAGACAATGACGGGCAGTTTTGTCCAGATAGGATCTCTTGCGCATGTTCCTGTCATTATCATTTTTGATAACCAAGGTACCGTTGCTGTAGAAATATCTGTAGACGGCGGAACTACTACCTGGAGGACATTTCCAGGAGGGGAAGCAGTATTACTTGATTTAAGAGCGAATCATGGGAATGCACCGAACTTTGCTATTGATAAAGGTACAACTTTTCATGGTAACGGGGCTTCTGGAGATTTCTCAATCAGTTACCTTTACGCCTTAGGTTAAAATGAGTCAAATATATAAGAACTCAGCATCAGGACCTCCTCCACCTGGATCGCTTACCGATCTGACAGGGGATACTGGCACCAATCCAGTGCCACCAGATGGTGCAAATAACATCAATCTCTTTGAAGATCCTTTAGCTCCTGGTGTAATTACCAGAGGCGATGCTGCTTCCAATACGGTTTTCTTTGGTCTTCAGATACCTCAAACTTGTGGTACTGGGGTTACCGTCGACGTAGCAACTGCTGATTTAGTCACGTTGCCCTTAGGAGCTACTCCTGGAACTTATACTTTTGAGGGGATTATTGCTGGAAAGGCAGCCACTGCTTCAGGAATTGGTGGAACCGTAACGGGGACATTCAGAACCAATGGAGCAGCTGCTACTATAATCAATACAGTTGATCAAATAGTCAATAAGGACCTAGCAATTGCGGGAGCTTCTTTCGATTTGATAGCTTCTGCAAATAATGTCATTTTCCGAGCAAGAGGAAGTCTAGGCGCTGTAATTACCTGGAAAGGTTGTATTTCTTTAGTCTTATCAACGGCAGGTGTTTAATGGCTGGTTTTAATAATGATGTAGTCTTTGCCAAGAATGGAGACTTCACTTCTGCTACAAATACTGCTCCCTCTGAATCTAATGGGTTAGCTACGGATGGTCAGTTATGGATAGGAACTACAGCTGTCAATGCAGGCAATACTCATATCAATGTAGGTAACCTTACATCTCCCAATTCATCTATTACATTTGGATATTCTTCGCCAAATATTACTGCGGTAGTGAATCCATCGGTAATTCAAGATCTGCATACAGCAAGATATATTGTAAGCGCTGGCGGCCTTCCTGATGGTGCAAATTATACCACTATTGCTTCAGCTATTGCCGCTGCAACGGGAGCAGGTGGAAACCAAACTGTTTTCATTCAGCCGGGAACCTATACAGAAAATCTAACTCTTGTGTCAGGTATAAATCTTGCAGCATATGATTGTGATGCTCTTACACCAAATGTAATTATCAGCGGTACTTGTACTTTTACAGCTGCAGGTACAGTCTCAATCAGTGGAATAAGGCTCCAGACTAATAGTTCTTTTGCTTTAGCAGTTACAGGATCAGCTGCTTCCATAGTTAATCTAACAAATTGCTTTATCAATGCATTAAATAATACAGCTATATCCTTTACCTCATCTTCAGCATCAGCATCAATTTTTATTAACAAATGTAATGGAAATATAGCAACCACAGGTATTGCATTATTTGCTCACAGCTCTGCCGGAACTTTAAGATTTTTTGATAGTTTTATTTTAAATTCAGGTAATAGTACTACTGCAAGTACTGTTTCAGCAGGAAATATTTTTACCAATTTTTGCGGTTTTAATAATGTTTTTTCACTGAGTAATGCCGCTAATTGGGATGGATCTCATAGTGTTATTAATGCAGCTCCTATAAATACTGCTTGTATCACCACTGCAAATACATCTGTTGTAAATCTTGATTTTACAACTTTTATTTCTGGTACGGCTTCTGCATTATCTATAGGAGCAGGAACTACAGTTACATTAAACTCGTCTAGAGTAGCCAGCAGTAATGCTAATCCAATTACTGGTGCCGGAACTATTTCGTATGGTTTTATTACGTTTCCAAATAATTCATCAATTAACACCACTACACAATCAGGTTATATATCTAGGACTGGCATTACACAATCAACTTTACAGCCAGCTTTTATGGCGCTTTTAAGTGCAGATGCTGCTAACGTGACAGGAGATGGGACAACATATACGCCCATTCCTAATACGGAAGTTTTTGATCAAAATGCCAATTATAATAACGCTACTGGAACATTTACAGCACCTTTTACTGGTAGATATCAATTCAGTTGCGGCGTAGGCACAGCGGTTCTTGGTGCTGGCCATACACAGGGACAATTATGGATCACAACTTCAAATCGAATTTATATTTGTGTTGATAGTAATTTTGCTGCAATGAGAGATAGTGGAAATATACTCGATCTTTCCTTTAGTGCTCTTACGGATATGGATGCAGCAGATACAACAATTTTACAGGTTACAGTTAGCAATTCAACTAAAACAGTTTCTGTAAGAGGAGGGGCTACAAACGCTCTTACTTATATTTCAGGTTGGTTAGTATGTTAGGTAAAAAAAAATGAAAATTAGTGTAAACGATCAAGAAATTTTTACTCTCAGTGAAACTCAAAAGAAGGTCATTAAGAATGATATACCTTCTGAGATTTTTGATGAGGATATGAAGCGCAGACTCAAATGGGTTCTTCTCGATGAAAAATATAGTCGATGTATGGAAAGACTACGCAAAGAATGGGAGCCCCGTCTAAAGGAAGCAGGTATGGCTATGCTACCGACAAATGATGATCAATTTGCTGAGATGGTATTCGCAAGACCAGATTACAAAAACAGATCACAACGTGAAGCTGCATCGCTCATATAATTACAATTGTGGCATTTCTGACTTTGGATAAATAACAATCTCCAAAGAAACATTGTCTCAAAATATTGAACGTTTTAATGTTCTCTGTCTCTTAAGGAGAGCTATATGACACTTTCTGTGATAATGCCTACATATATGGATGCCGAATTTATCTCTCAGGCAATTGAAGCCATATTAAGTCAATCTTATCGAGATTTTGAGCTAATCATCATCAATGATGCGTCTAAAGATAATACAGATCAGATTGTTAGAAAATATGCTCTACAAGACAAAAGAATAAAATACATACGAAATAGGGAAAATTGCGGAGTCGTAAAGACTTCCAATCTAGGCTGTAGACATGCTACGGGCAAATATCTTTACTGTGCAAGTTCTGATGATTGGATAAAACCATGTTTCTTTGAGACTGCGATTGACAATCTGGAAAAGCACAAAGCTTCTCTGTGCTTTCTTGAGACGACTTTTTTGTATGAAAATGGGGAGTATAGACCTCATAAGGCAATCGAAAATGTTAATGAATTAACCTATTATGATCCAGAAAGAGCATTACAGGTTCTTAAAAATTCTTATGTGTCTACCGCTTCAGCAATTGTGAAACTCGATTCTTTTATTAAACAGGGATATTATTCAGAAAAGATGGCTGTGTATTGTGATATCATCTCTCTAAATTTTATCGCTGGGACTGAGGGGTTTGTTTATGTTCCCAAGGAAGGTACTATTTGTAGACTTTATCGTGAACATGAAACGAAATATAACCCTCCATTGAGAGAAAAATTAAAAAGATTGAAAACAGCTCTGGACTACTTCCTAGTAGAAAAGGGAAAGTTCAGATTCTTTTGCTCATGTCAGATGCTTACTAAAGGTATAAATTACAAAGGATTCATCTTTCTTCTTTATCCAAAATATTGGCCTTTGGCTCCTCGTTTGATCTTAAGTAAACTTCAACTTATTCCCAGAAAGATTTCATCTATAAAAAAAGCTATCGCAAGCAAAATATAATTTTCTCTAAGGTGGCCAGATTCAAATCAAAAAGGCTTTGATATGAAAGACATACAAGAGAACGTGACAGCGATCTAGCTTAATTTCCCATTTCGTTTGTTCCTCGGCATCCTTGCTGAGATTTTACTTTCCAATTCGCCAGTATTCAGAAGATGGTTTGCGGTATGATTCTAAATTCAAGCCTTCTATTTCTGGAATCTTAGAATAGTCGACGGTCCCTTTCCTCACACATTTTGCAAGCTTAACACCTGCTCCCATTGAACTTTGATCATTGCACAGGGAAATAAGCTGACTCTTTACAATTTTCTCTTGTTCTTCAAGAGACCTTAGCTGATTAGAAATCTCATTCCATCTGAAGGCAAGCATTCCCCATTCATGCGAGGTCTGGATCTGATAATCCCGATCTGTCATGGCAGGGGATTCGAAGTTCTGCATGCATTCGAAGAACCTTTCCTCTTCTTGAATCATCTTTTGAATGTATTTCTCATCCCTAAAGACCTTAATCACAACTCCTTTTTCTCCATCAAATGAGAAGTAATATGCGAAGTCAACATCGCACACTGAAATTTGATGCTGAAGTTGAGGAAAGTATTTATCGGGAACAATTCCTGATGCAGCCATTTCCTGATCAACCCGTCCAGGGCATTTAATTTCCGCTATAGTGCGTTCATCGAAGCTCATAGCATCAAGGCTTGCCATTTGCCATGATCGTTCATTGTGAAGCTTTATAGAAGGAAATAGAGGCATTCCCAATTGTTCTTCCAATGCTTTGCGGGCTAATGGTTCCTTTCGTTTTCCTTCACTCATGGCAAATGTTTCTGCATCAGATTCTCTAATGCCTATTTTTTCTTGCCAAAGCCTAAAAGGTGTTTTAAATGGGCTTACATTCATCACAATGGGAGCATCACTACTCCCAATGTGTGTTTTGCGCATCTCAAGCCATTCAGGCGTGTTCTGTTCCATTATGCAGCCCCTGCCATTTCAGTATTGCGGCTTTGGATTTTTGAAGATAAATTCCTGTATAATCCGTCATACTTGTCGACAGGTAACTGCTCCCATGCATGTACGCCTTCTTTTGCGTAATAGTTTCTTACGTTACGCACAAAAGTTTCATCACACTGACCGATCAGATTTTCGATCGTCTTCACTTGATCCCGGTTTATGATTTTCTTTGGAGCATCTTCTTTAGCTGGCTGATATTCTCTTTTTCTCTCAGGAGCTGAACATGCATTACCATCATCATCTTCATCAGATGTTACTCCTACCATCGCCGATAAAGCATACCTTCTCATATATGTGAGGGCAGATCCCAGGCCTTGTGCGTTTTGTTTTTCAGATAACACAGGCAAAAAAGATCGAATCCACTGACCACTTGCGTGAGCTAGAGTAGTGATTAAGATCAATTGACCTTCTTTGGTTTCTGTGGTCTGCAAAACAGCAAGTCCATTTTTGCTCAATGGAACCTTGCATGCATTCCAAATACTCGAAAGATCCGCATACGAGCTTTTGAAAAAGGGATTGTTCTTATCTTTGATAGCTGGAGCTATTTCACCTTGTGCTTTTGCAAGTGCCGTAGCTAATTCATTAATTTGTTCTGACTGATACATGATTACGCTCCTACTGTATTAAGTGAGGTTAAGAATTTATTATTAAATGTTTTCCATTCATCTAGCAAGGTAGATTCAGATTTTTCACGATCCACAGCAATAACAGCAGCGGGGAGTTTCATATCTAAGCATCCAGCCATTTCATCTAGGTATCTTTCAAGCTCTTCAGCATTGAAGTCTTCTTTATCATAAATCTGATCTAACACAGCTTGAAACCAATATTTGACGTCACGAATGAGTTTTGTGCTTTCTAAGCACTCTTCACAATCAGGTCGGGGGTTATCATTAAAGCAATACATGTCGAGCTCCTGCGGTTTATTTTGCAAAGATTCATCAACTCGACTTATGATTAGAGCGTCGAATCTCTGCGGTTTGATAGAGGGGTGGAAAGTATCAGTTTCCGCCTCTCACTTTTTCTCAAATTTTAATTTTCATTTCCTTTTTTAGAAACCATGATATACAATCTCGATTTCTGTAGGCCATCATATGAAAAACATAACATTTAGCACAACATAAAAAAATCATGAAGTTAGTCCCAAAGAAACTTAACGCATTTTTAGAAGAGAACGGCATCCAAAAAATGTGGTTCGCAAAGAAAATCAACATTTCGGCAAATTTATTCTATCAGGTTTTAGGTGGCTATGCAATTTTACCTATGAAGTGCTGGGAAAAAACAATCGATCTAACCGGTGGCCTAATAAGTGCGTCTGATCTAATGCACGACAAATACGAAGACAGTGAGTTCATTCAGATACTTCCTGCTAAAAATCACTATGATTTCCATGGAAGGATTAAAGGTTCTCAATGATGAACAGGGCAACAAATTTATTGAAATTAATCAGAGTGCTCGGATAAATAGGTGGGAGTCCTTTTTAGGGGACCCCCACTAGAATTTATAACTTCTGTTTCCATCTCCCGCCAAGGTGCCAGAAACAAAAGTTAGTAGCCAAAAGGCTTAGGATTTTTTTATGCAGTCAAAGAGACCGCCAGTAGTTTTAAACCATGTTAGGAAGAACCCCTTCATGATTCCGAACCTTAGAAAGGCCCGATTTGATTCAAACGAGGTTAACTATCCTCCCCCGTTTGCATTTGGTGAACACATGCTTTGTCATGCATCCGAAGGACACATTATGACACATGTTCCACTTTCGTACAAGATTTACCACATTTACCACATTTATACCAAAAATTTTAGCAGAGATTCGCAAAATAAAAACGCCCCCGATGGCGGGGGCGTACAACGAACTAACAAGAATGAGGAAACTTCTCGGTCTGTAAAGATACAAAAAGACCACATGAATAAAGTCCTAAGCGTAAACAAAGAAGCGCTTAAAACCGACATCACATGGACGTGGGGAAATATGGCATTAAGCCGAATAAAAACAAATGAAAAAATAGGTTGTTAGGGGCAAAAAGTTAACGTCTGATAATATACGTTAATTTTCGATTAAGAATAAAAATCCCTAACAGACTCTATTTTAAAGGAAAACGTAAAATATGTCTGTATCAGCGAAACAAATTGAGCCTCCAAATTATACACAAATTCCAAATGTCGTTTTTGACTATTGGCTGGGCAAATTAAAGCCCGCTGCTGGAATAGTATTGCTTATCATGTGCCGAAAAATCTTCGGTTGGCACAAATCAACGGACCAAATCTCGAAAAACCAACTTTGTAAATCCTCTGGTCTAAGTAAAAATACTATTCAAAGTGCCATTGAAGAACTTGAAGGAGCTGGGCTGATATGTAAATTTCAGCATAAAGGGGAGTATGGTTTCGAAGCTAATACATATGGCCTTAAAATTGATAAACCCTTGGATATCATATATTCAGAAACCCCCGATCAAAATTTGGGTGGGGGTGGGTCAAAATCTGACCTAGGGGTAGGTCAAGAATTGACCCAGGGTAGGTCAAAATTTGACCCTACAAAAGAAAGACCATCAAAAGAAAGACCTACAAAAGATAATAAGCCAGCTACGCCGGCTTTGTCCGAACCTGCGTTCGGACGCGTTGCCTCTTCTTTTTTTCAAAAGCTGAAAGAAGCTAACCCAAAAATCAAAGCTCCCAATCTCGACAAGTGGGCAAATGAACTAAGGCTTCTTTCCAAAGACAGTGATCATGGCAACAGCATCGAAGATATTCAGCAGGTAATTGATTACATCCTTCGGAGCAAACCTTCCTCCAATGGTTTTTGCTGGGCCAATGTGATTTTGAGTCCAGCTGCACTCCGTAAGAATTTCCCCAAGATCTGGGCGGAAATGAATATGCAAAACAAAAATTCGCCAGAACAGAAAATTGAAACCGACAGAAAGTTAGCAAAGAAAATTGTAGAAGAATTTAAGAAGCTAAGAAGAAAAGACTTAATGACAGGTCCAGGCTACATCGAATTCAATAATGGAATGACGTCAGAGCATTGCAAAATAGGCGAAAAGAACTTTAAAGAAAAATGTTTACATCAGTTGAAAAAGAGAAATTTATCAGTGAAAGGACTCATATGACAGCTAGTGAAATATATATCAGAAAAATAGCAGAAAAATTACCTGAAATATGTTGCGTAAACGACTTAATCAGAGTCGGTTTATACACATCACATAAAACCGCCAAGGTGGCAATGCTTGCCCATACATTCCCGGATTTTTTCAAAATGGGGAAGAGAATTGTCATACCAAAAGAATGCGTAATCGAATGGCTTAATAAATCCAAAAACGGAGGGGAAGGTGAGCATCCGCTATCGTCCAATCGATCTGAAACCTCGACGAAAGTCACGCAGTTATCACCGACAAATTGGATGGACTCATGTTGCTAACAGAAGAATCTACTTTAGATCGAAGTGGGAGCTTAGATACGCCCAATACCTCCAATGGCTTAAGGAACAAAACATCATCCAAGAATGGGAGCATGAGCCTCAAACATTTTGGTTCGAGCAAATTAAAAGAGGAACAAGAAGCTATCTCCCAGATTTTAAGGTCACGAGAACCGAGGGAAGCCATTATTGGGTCGAGGTCAAAGGTTATTTCGATAGCAAGAGTCTCACTAAGATCAAAAGATTCAGAAAGTACTACCCAGAAGAAGAGTTAATTGTAGTTGATAGTGAGTGGTTTAATAAAAATGGGAAAACGAATCCGATACTCCAAAAGATGGCTGAAAATGGATCCGCCATATGAAGTTGGTAAAGATGGATTTGGAGTGAAAGACGTGAAAACAAATGAAGAAGGATGGGCAGATGCAAAATTGTACAGACCATACCCATACGACCTTGTGTCAATGCGAACACAAAGAAAAATTATACCAGGTTGGTGGAGCGGACAGAAATGGGAAGGATTACATCTTAGAAGCGATGATTCAATATTTTTTTGGAAACAGGAACAAACAGCATGAGAAACAGAAAGCAGATGAAAATTTCGAAAGTGATGCAGGAATTTCACAAAGGTGATTTGCACAGCGGATCGAAACAGGGTCCTGTTGTTACGGATGATAAACAAGCGAAGGCAATCGCAATGAGTGAAGCGAGAAAAAAAACAGCTAAATTACCAAAACAAAGGAAACAAGCATGAGCCAAAACAAACCTTATGTAGCCGTCATTATTGAAGGCGACAATGAGAAACTTAATTTTATAGCCGAGCTAATAGTTACTGAATGTGTAGTACCCGTTCTAAGGCTGCTTCAGGGAGCTATGGAACTTCAAAACTCGATAGAAGAACACAAGGAAAAATCATGGACAAAAAAATCAAACGAATCAAAAAAACCGTCGAAAAAGACTCAGCCAAAGAAATTAGCCAAATCAAAGACCTCCAAAAAGCCGATAAAAAAAGAGACAAAGTTGTCGAGAGAGCCGAAAAAATTAACAAGAAAAGTCAATGAGCAAAAAAAGCATTTATGAGCCCGTGAAGGACCAATTTAAGGTGCTTCTTGAATACATAAAGATATTAGAGAAAAAAAGTGTCGATGACTCAACGAGCGAAATTTATGCACTCATGGAGTTTATCGACACTGTGAAGCGTCAATGTGAAATCTATCTGAAATACGAACTTATCAAATTAGGAAAGAAAAATGGTTGAAGTGATTCATTACGAGACAGCGAACAAGAACAAAACGATTGGTTATGTAGATATCCGTGTTCCAATTATGAAACCAACGGTCTTAGTACTTAGAAAGATTGCTCATGTCCAAAGCGGAGATAGGAGATGGTTCAACTATCCTTCTTTCTCAAGAGAAATTAATGGACAGCCAAGCTTTTTTAAGTTCTTCGAGTTTGAGACACAAATTTACAACGGACAACTTTTAGAAAGCTTAAGTGACAATGTTAAGGATTATTGTAAGAGGAATGGAATTGAAGGATTGGAGCCAATGAACTTTGACACATTTCCTGAATCAACTAACGAATTGCCATTTTGAGGTGAACAATGCTAGGTGTAAACTATTTATTTTATCTTTCAATGTTTGGAGTTTTTGCTATCGCCTTTTTGGCAGGCGGAGCTTTGGGCATTGCAATGGGCGTTACATATGCCGTCAATTGGATGAAAAAATGAAAAAAATAAAAAATAAAACCAACCCATCCACACATATCTGTGAGGGCATTTCGAATTACAAATTTAGCCCAAGTTTTTGGTCGGACTGTGTAAATCATTGGATATCAATGTGTTTAAGATAGTTAAGAGGAAACAAAAGAGTAATTATCAGACGTTATGATATGGATGTCAGGCCCAACCCTAAAGGAGGGCTAACGAATGAAATTAGACAGACTGATCGAAGTTTTAAATACACTTGGATGTTTAAGCGAAAGCAATGTGGTCTTCAGGTTACATGTTACCTTTGAAGCTGCAAACAAAATACTACATCGAATTGAGAGAGCACATACAAATATTTATTTTATTGCGCCGCATTTGATCGTTATCAAGGGTTGTGAAAAAGAATGGATGTTTACCAAAAAGAAAAAAAGAAACAGAAAAAACTGGAAAGACGTGGCAAAACCGTAGAAATTAAATATATGTCACGGTAATGTCACAAAGACACATCAGATAAGTCTATATGACATATCTAATGTGTCTTTCAGATGTCAATCTGACATATTTGAGACATAAAAGGATATGAAGGCATCAAACATAAATAGGGAAAAAATATGAACGAATGGATTAAAGAATCAGTGGAAATAATCAAAGAGACAGAAAGATTTATTGCTGAAACCGAGATAGCATTGTTTGTTCATGCTCAGCTACTCAAAAACGAAGAGTTAGAGCAGAACGAATACTACAAAGGATTCAAGGAGGCTATGGTTTTGGTGCTAGAATATGTTCATGAAATGACAAGACAGAGAAAAATTGTGAAAGACCATGAATCATCCATTATGGAGATCGTACGATGAATTTTTCAAAGTCAGGATGGACAGCAGGAAAAGAAGCACATACTAATAATTTTAATAATACTCCCATTAACCATAAGCCTCCTTATTTAAAAAAGGATACTGAAGGAAAAAATGTTAAGAATTCTGATCACTTTGATGGTCTTTTGTACATGTTTAGCGAATGCAAACGAGACCGATTACATACTTAGAGCATTTGGAGGCTATAACTCCATTGCGATGAGCATATATCCTGAAGCGAAAATGAAAACTCGCGCAGGAATAGTAGTTGGAATTGGTATCGGTAAACAAATCCATGACTTCATCTTTTTAGAAGGAGAGATGTCCTATCGCTATAATGAAACGGGCAAGATCACAATTCATGGAAAAGAAAAGCAATTTGTATTACCCGTTCATGGTGACGTTACATCTCTTACAGCGATTTGGAACGTTCTATTCGAATTTCCCACATATAAGGTTATTAAAACCTACATTGGCACCGGAATAGGCTGCACAGCTCAGTATGCCAACTGGAGCGTCAACGTCATACAAGATTCAGCATGGTATGATTATGAAGGCGGCGGAAGCTTTGCCTATACCTATCAATTAATCGCAGGCATTCACATACCCGTTTCATATTGTTACTACTGCTGTGCTGAGCTTAGGCTATTAGATTCTGTTTTAGACCACATGTGCGAAAATAATAGATCGTTAATTTTTTCATTCAATAAAATATTTTAGGAGCTTGAATGAGTCTTGAATCAATAAAAAAATCACTAAACAAATTTGAAGAGTCTCATGCACTTGATCCGCTCTTTCATCTTAAGGGTGTAGCAGCTCACAACCTTCTAAAAGAAGCAGTGAAATCCCTGATTGAAATATATGAGAGATTACCACCTGCAGAACACAACGAATCTACAGAACCCTTCATTACCCTAATGGAATTTTATGATCACACTCATCTCTGTCATCCAAGCACAATAGCCAAAATGTTTAAAGATGACACATGGTTCTTCCATAAATGCGGTAAAAGACTTGGCAAGAAGTACTACATACAAGAAATTACTGCAATAGATTACCTGTCTAAATGCAATAGCGTAAAGCTACGCAAGAAAGCCTTAGAGATTAAATCACATAGAGAAATTAAGGAGAAGCCATGCAGTCAAAAGCATACAATGTTGCCGCAGCTCTTAGTCACATAAAAAAGGCCGAAAGAATTCTAAAGCAACTAGGCTTGCTTAACTACAAGACAAGCGGGGACATATACTCAGTCTCCACCTATTGCATTAGTAAAATTGAAGAATACAAAAAGGTATAAAATGTCAGTCGAACTAGTAGTGACTATACGAGATGAAGAAAAGCGTAAGCTTACCAGAGAATTCCTTATCTATGAGCCAATAGCTATGTCTGAACAAGACCCAGTAATAGATAAATGTGTGAAAGAGGCTATTGAAGAATTTAAAGGAATTCCTGATGATATAAAAATAAAAGCAACAATGATCCTTAGATAATTATGGCACGGAATTTGATTCCCATCGATTGGGAAATGGCAGATGAACTCTTAGCATGTGGATGTCCCGGAACTGAAATAGCAGCATTTTTCGGGATGCATGCAGACACTTTTTATGATAGGGTTCTCAAAGAACGCGGAGTCTGTTTTTCTGCTTATTCCGCTGAAAAGAAAGCAACTGGCGAAGCCTTAATAAGAAAAGCACAATATGACAAAGCTCTAGGGCTTTCTAAGAAAGGCGATAACACATTATTAATCTGGCTAGGTAAGCAAAGACTCAATCAAAAAGAGAATGTCACTGAAGAAATAGTGGCAGAAGCTCTCACTAAGCCATTCGAAGCTCTCATGAGTCAATTGAACAATCTTCAATCAGATAAGAAACCAGACGCTCATGCCTGAGGCATTTTTCTAGAGAGGGAGCTTTTCTTAATGTAGCATTTGCGACACAAGGGTACAAAATCATCCCAGCTGAAACTGGATTTACTCCAAGATTCTTTGCACTTTGTACATAACATTTCAGTATCAGGCTTTACTTTAGATTCAGCTTCCAATGTCTTAACTCTATTATCCAAGGCGTTAAGCGCTATTAAGACGCCCTGATTTCCTTCTCCAGGTCTGAGAGTTTTTCGTGATAATTGCCATATCATATAATCAGCAGACTTATCAGAGGTATCCAAAGAGTCATATTTACATTCTGGGTACACATAACCAAATAATTTCTTTAACAATTTCATGACTGTTCCTTTATGCTAATCCATTCCACTATTCGATATGTTCCTCAATCTCATCGATAACTAGCTTATGTCTTATTTGAAATGCCTTCCCTTCGATCTTTTCAAATGTAGCATCTACTTCAGCAACATAGCATGTAATCGTAGCACTGTACATGATGCAAGGCTCTTCTCCAACTTTATCATAGTCAGCTTTCAGGATAAGAATATCTGGATTTCCTTTAGCAGCAAGCGCAAATGCTCCAACATCCTTCTTGCATTCTTCAAATGATACGAAGTTTGAAAATGTAAGAGTCTGCTCATATTTGAGTTCTGCATGAGCTAATGAACATAAACATACCATGAAAAGTGCTAGTATAAATCTCATTTTACATCCTAATTTGCTATTTTACTGCGCTTAAAATATCGCGCATAATACCTAGCATACATAACATATCTGTATGATTTAGAGGAATATGCTTCATCTGTTGAGGCATTTCTTCGATGCGTTCCATAAGGTTGCCAATAAATGTAAGAAGCTCTGTTCGATTTAAGCTGTGGTCTTCATTCATGCTTGCATTATCAGCGCCTAAACATTTTTTTCAAGCTTGTAAACAATGTGCGTGAGATCTAGCTTACTATTTTCAAATGTAAAAAGGAGATTACATATGGCAGCTTCAGTTCAAGCAGATATTTATCGTATTTCTGATGGTAAGGGGGGTTACAACACATTCTATCCAGATACTCCGAACAATAGGAAAGTAATGGAGGATGGAATTGGAAAAATCAAGGCCACAATGGGAAATAAACTTATACCTTGCCTGTTCATTACTCTTTTTATCGGGAGTGCAGCCTATCTTACCTTTAGCTGCTTAATTACCAATTGTTTTGATTCTTCTCAAAACGATGCCCAACAACATAAGTGTGAGATTTTTTGCGATACTCCAACCAAAATTTGGTCATGCGCTGGAACGATAATAGGTTTAATAGGTACTACAGCAAGTTGTTGCTATGCATGCTATAAGAAGTGAATATTATTCTTGTGGCTCCTTAGGTAAAGCTATCCAATGTGTGAAGTACTCTACAAAGTTTGTGTAGTGTACGAAGTGCCAATGGACATAGAAGGTCAAAGGTTTTTTGATTTCTTTGTTCCATATTACTATGTATTGATTGGGAGAGGGGAGTGCCTCTTCGATGCTTATCCAATTCATCAACAACACCATTTCTTAGGAGGATGTTCTATTTCCAAAGATGGTTTTGGTGGCAACGGCATCCAGTGGGTTACTCTGTATAAACTATTGTCTACAGAATGTAGTTGATATGGCTCCATTATCCAGTCGATAGATTCCTGATAAGTAATTGTATATTTCCCAATAGCAAAACCTTCAGAGGTATCGATGCACAAAACCTGTTCGTCTTCTTTTGGCAATCTATCTTCAACGCTAATCCATTCCATCATTTCTTCCCCTGCCTCTCGGTCTTTTCCCATGTCTGTAGCCAATAATAACTTCTCTTTTTTTCAAGAGATGGCTTTCTTTCTACACTTTCGCATCCAGCATTGATCTGCTTGCCGGCGCCGGCAAGCAGATCAGGGGCAGGATTAGGATCGCAGTAACATGTTGAGCAACAGCAGAATGAAAGGTAATGTATGGGATTAATGCTCATAAAATCACTCTTACTGCCCAATTTACTGCTTGGTAATATTCATTTTAGTCTCTCACTGGGTTTTACAGAGGGAAAGTTCTGCATTATATAACGCCTGCACTGCACAATATAACGGTAAGGGCTGCATTATATAACGGTTAGAGGTCTTTCGAGCTAACTACTTTAATCATCACGGAATGGCGACGCCCAGTTCTTTCTATCTTCTTCTGAATGAGGTGCATTGTCCGGGTCAATTTGATCTAATGCCTTTCTCTCATATTCATTCCCCGGATTATTTCGATCACTTTCTTCCTGCATTTTCTCTGGGGTTCTAGGTTCGATTGGAATTTCATAGGCTGCTACATGCATAGTATAAAAGCCGCAAGTTAGAACTAAAAAAACAAATCTGAGTACGCGATAAAACATAATTTTCCTATTGTGTTTGATTTTCAAAAGTTTTGAGTATTTTGCTTTCTTTGTTTGGATGTATTTAATCATTGTGAAGTCCTCACTTCCTGTCTTGTCTGTCATTCTTTTCCCATGACTGCAGCCAATAATAGCTTCGTTTCTTTACTAATTCTGGCTTCCTGTCTACAGGATCACACCCAGCATCTTTAGGCTTATTAGGTGTCTTAATCTCATTGTCTTCGCTCTTACAAAAGAAACAGCAGCAAATAGACTGATAATGGACTGGATTAATGCTCATTTTTTTACTTCCTTCAATTGTTCACCTAGAGCAGCTATTATCTGATCTTTTAAAGACTGGACGCGGGAATTCCTCTCTTCTATTTCTTGAAGGATCTTTTGTATTTCTTTGTTGGCTTCGTTGGCTTGATGAAATGCATAGGCTTGATGTGAGCTGTTACTCATTGCAAATTTAGCTAAGGGACTATGTGACATGATTATTCCTAAGCTTTTTATGATTTATCCCAATCAGACCACCTGCCAACACCATGGGTCATTCTATACTCCATCTGATCTGCATAACAGTCAAACTTCTTGCTAGGGTCATAAGGTTTTCGAAACTTCTTTCTTATGTATAAAGCAGTAAGAATCAAAGGAAATGAGATGGGAAATGTGATTAGAATCAGGAGGAACGTAACGACAGTGAGGAAAAAACTAAAGAAAACACAAAGCCTGTGCAAAATCATATATCCTCGTTAACGTCGAATGCATCCATTGAATATTTAAACCAATAAAGTTATATAAGCTCTTAATGACTCTTCCATTAGCACCAAAGCAACTCGAATTTATCATTAATAGCACAGCGCGCTGGAATCTTGCCCATGGTTCTGTGAGATCTGGTAAGACGGTAGGAACCCTTTTCAGATTTATGCAAGCTGTTGAGAACTGTCCTGATTCTCAGATCTTTATGGCTGGACATACTTCGGATACCATTTATCAAAACGCTATTAGACTTCTGTTAGAGAGTGAGCAACTCTCAATTTTCAGACCCTTTTGTACATGGTATGCAGGTAAAAGACAACTCAAATTTCGAGACAAAACCATTACTACTCTAGGGGCTAAAGACGAAGGTGCTATAGGACAGTTTCAGGGTAAGACATTCTCTCTATTTTATGGAGATGAGATGGCACTTTATCCTGAGTCTATTATTGACATGATCGATACGAGACTATCAAATCCACACAGCATGGGTTTTGGTAGTATGAACCCCTCTCATCCCACTCATAAGCTTAAGAAATGGATAGACATGGCAGAAGAGGGAGATCCCAACTACTATGCTTTGCACTATAATTTAGACGATAATCCCTATCTTGAAGATGACTATAGAAAGCGCATTAAGAACAGCCTTAGCGGCGTGTTCTATAAGCGGAACTATTTAGGTCTGTGGTGTTTGGCTGAAGGGGCAATCTTTGATTTCTTTGATAGAGACATCCATGTTGTTGCAAGACCTCCGAGAGCTGCAGAATATTGGGTTGCCGGCGTTGACTACGGAACAGTGAATAATTTCTCTTGTGTACTTGTAGGTATTAACACAGGAAGAACAACCCAGACTGGAGTGTGTAGATGGGTAGAAAAGGAATATGTTTGGGATTCCAGAAAGAGGGGAAGACAGAAGACCAATAGTGAATATGCAGATGATGTAGCTGAATTCTTAGAGCCATATGGAGTCAAAGCTGTTTATGTAGATCCAAGTGCAGCAGCCTTCAAGTTAGAACTTCGCAAGAGGGGACTGCATATAGTTGACGCTGATAATGATGTAATTAATGGGATCACTTTCATGACTTCCGAAATGCAAAAGGGTAATCTCTTTGTATGCGAAGAATGCTCTGATCTGATACGAGAAATCGAGTCCTATGTATGGGATCCCAAGGCATCAGAGAAAGGCGATGACGCTCCATTAAAGAAAGACGATCACAGTATCGATGCCATGAGATACGCTGTATTTACTCATAAGATTGCTACATTTGATTACGAAGCCCATAACAAAAAGCAGAATGACTACATGCAGAACAGGTTCAATTCAGTTTTTAGGTGATGACGCTCTGACTAGATGCCCTCCTAGTCTTGCCCACGCGCCATCTCTATGTTCTTTATCTTCAAAAATCAAATATTCAAATTGTCCATTGCACTTTTGTAATTCTATTTGTGTATCACCAAGTGCTTTAATAGTTACATATTTATGTAAATTATACATTGTCCCTAAGTGTTCAATCCACATATTATGTCCCCTAATTCTTACTTAATTTTTCAGCTATTGCTTCTAGAATCCATTGATTTCTATAAACGGTCCCTACTCTTGACTTCCTGTTTTTTTCCATTTCAGTATAAATATCCTTAGGGATACGCAGTGTCATTTTATAATCGCCCATTTCTTCAGGGGAAACTTTATCACCGGTTGTTGATCCACCACGTGATATAATCTCATCGATCGAGGACTCATCTATTTTCTTTTCAGCTTTTTTCCGTACTGTCATTTCGTTTGTTTCGTTTGTTGTATGTCTTAAATATGTCTGAAATGAGTCATAGATATGTCTCTATGACTCAAAGATGGCATCACAGAGACTCCTTATCTCAGCTAATGCTTTCTTATCTTGAGTTTTCAATTCTGTCACGCCTAAACCTTCGGCAGCTGCATTTGCGAATGCCTTTCTCTGGCCAATATGAATTGCCACATAAGTGATGCCTTCGCTTTCTTTTATTATGTCTGCTGAATCTTGGTTATCGATACCTTGAGGATCGGCGCGGTTTATAACAGCCATAGCTTTTAGCTTAGGGTTTACCATTCTAATTTCTGAAAGAAGGGATGTCACATTGCCAATAGTCCAAACATCTAAACTTCTGGGTTGAAAAGGAGCTAAGAAAATATCAGCCACAGTTAATGCCGATCTTTGAGTTTGCGTGTCACGACCTCCGGCATCAACGATTATATCATCATAATGCTCAGTTAACTTTTCAAGTTGTAATCCTGTGCCTTTTCCAATGATTTGCACTGTTGTCCATGGAGTAACAATATTCTGGTTTTCTCTATGTTCGACCCAATCAGATGCGCTTCTTTGTTCATCTGCATCAACCAGTAGAACCTTTCTGCCAGATAAAGATCGAAGTACTGTAAGATTGGTAGCAAGGGTGGTTTTACCACTCCCTCCTTTAATTCCTCCAACAACTAAAATCATACGGACTCTTTTGTGTGGCGATTTATAAAAACGCTTATGAGAGTAATCATGTGTCTTTCTAGATATGTTCTCATTTGACCATTTGTCAATTGAATGTCGTACATGGATAGGTTCATCCAGATCGTTTGAGCCATTTGCTTAGTCATCAGTTCAAGGTCGGGAAGGGTAACTGCTGTGGATGTGTGTCTGTTCGCATATTCAATCATTTCTTGAATAGTATCAAAATTCTTACCGTTATAATGTGCCGTCATAATGTCTCCGATATGCCATTCATACATATCCTTAGCGCATTCAATGTGTCTTAAATATGCCAAGAATATGTCAAAGATGAGGCAATATGACATCAAATATGATAAGTTGCAATATTTTAATTTAAGTTGCAATCATTCGTTCATAGTTTACAATTGATGCATTTTCGAAATAATTCATAAGGAGTGCTATGAATGTTTGTGTCCAGTGCAAAACGCTTCACAAACGTAGATCTGAAGTTTGTAAAAGCTGCTATTACAAAAGATATCATGAATTAAAATATCAGAAAAAAGAAACCGCATGTGCAATTTGTAGTGAAGTGTCAAATTTAGGTCATAAAAAATACTGTGTAAAATGTAGAGATAAAATTCCAAATAGATGCATAGATTGTGAGAAAGAATTCTTTTATAAAGCAAAATATAAAAGATGTACTACCTGTCAATATCATTGGTATAAAAACAACACACCTGAACTGTTTGCTCAAGTTCGGCGTAAGGTTGCAGAAAGGCATAATGCAAAGCGCAGAGAAAGATTAGGCCTGCCTGTCGATCATGTATTTCCTAAAGGACCTAAGGGAGAGGGTTATGTAAATATAAAGGGATATCGAAGATTTTGGAAAAAGGATCAAATAACGAAGAAATATGTAAGTAAATATGAACATGTAATTGTGATGGAAAAGTATTTAGGCAGAAATCTTTTAAAGAACGAAAGAGTGCATCATAAAAATGGTATACGTGACGATAATAGGTTGGAAAATCTTGAATTATGGGCAATAGGTCAACCTCCTGGCCAAAGAGTAAAAGATAAAATTGAATGGTGCATTGAATTTTTGAATCATTACGGGTATAAAGTAGTCAAAGAATAGACCTTAATAAAGGAGGAAATTTGTCATTTTATTATCCACCATGGAATTCTGATTTAGAACCAAGTTCTGGAAGTGTTCGACAATGGCTAGATAATCTATATTCAAAATTTCAACCTATAGAACAGTCTTAAAGCGGGACTGTTAGTAAAGCAATTAAAAGCGCTGGAATCAATCTAATATTGATACATTGTTTTACGCAGGGTTAATTAATTTTTAGGTTGTGGCCCTGTATAAATCTCCTCTGATTGACTTGGACCTCCTTATGGGAAGACAAGGCGGAAGCGAAAGCACCGTGAACGACTGAGTGAGGAGACGTCGAAAGATGAAGCGACAGTCTGATCTCTATGGTAACATAGAGAGGGAGATCCGAAGAGGTTTCCCCGCCAACATTTAAGTTTAATTAAATATTTGGTCATATAAGTAACAGCAGGCACAGAGTTTTGTTAATAGATATTTTAATTTCTCTCCAACCACTAGCT